TGCTCTGTAAGTTTCCATAATACGTCGACCGTATGGTCGCGATCACTAGCTAGGGTTTGCTCGTACCATCCTGGGGTATTTTCTGTCCATCGGCTAATCTGGGGTAGGTCGATTTCATCTCCGATAGTGCAGACAGCATCGGGGCGAAATGCCTTAATAAATATCGCGAGATTGTTAACAAGATGTGAGTCTTCGTACGGGCATTGGAGATCGGGTAAAACTACCGTTCTTTTCATTAGTCCTCATCTTCGTCCTCGTAGGGTAAACGATCTACTCGGTCTGGAATTTCGGGAAGTATCCAGTCTGGATAGGCGTCTCGATCGCTAATAATGGCCAGACATAAGTCAACCGCGAAACCTGCTCTACGCAAGGCTCTATACATTTCATGAAGTGCTATAGCCCACGCGTCTAAAGCGTTATAGGTATCGAGGTCGATAACTCTTTTTCTAGCCATAGTTTTATTCTCCCTTATTTAGTAACATTTCGTAGATTTTGTCTACGCGTGTCTCCAAACGATTTACTGAGTCGCGAAGGCTCGAACCAGAATTAGGCTTAAGCTCTGAAAGGTAATGCTTAACTAAGAACTGTAGAAACGCAGCCACTCCACCTAAAACCGTAATTATGCCTACGGCTATGGCTGAGATATCTACCGCGCTCATTACTTTTTAGGTGAAGCGTAACCGAATACGCCAGCGACGATCGAGCCCAGGATCGAACGATAGTCCAGGGCGAAATTAGACGTGGTTCCCCATACGGCGAGAAATGCGCCTACGGCTACTACTACTGGATGTTTCATGTTCATTATTTGCCACCTAACATTGGAATATTAAAGAAACTTCTATCTGTATCTCCCGAAGTATTAAACGAGATGTGCATGTGTTTAACGTGTTTATTTATGCCATCGTATCGACGCCAGGACCACCGAGCGCGAGAACTTGCGATCTTGCCATCAAAAATTATGTAGGCTATACGCTTCTCGCCGCGCTTAGCGGCTAAACGAATTTGATCGGCTAAATCTGGCATCAGATCGGGTTTACCCTTTTTACCAATAAGGTCTCGATCTATGTCTAGGGCTCTCACCCATCCGTCATGGTCTGGGTTATGGTCCGATTTTCTGGCGCTGTGCCTAGAATCGCCCAGCCATCCATCGCTGGCCCTGTCGCGGTCCATAAATGAATCGTCGATCTGCTCGCGAAGCTGAATAGCTGCGTGACTTAGTTTAGGTTTCATGAGAGAAGAAGTTTAGCCTCGTCCTCTGTAATTCCCAAACGTTCTAATAAAGCCGCTTTTGCTGCCGTTTTAGATGTTTCATTAATCAATTCTAAATCGCTTAAACGCTTTATCTCGGCTTTGACTTGCGCTAAAGTAGGAGCAGCACCTTCGATTTTGTGCCATACGATAGTCGAATAATCATCCGCTGTTATTACGAATTCTGCATCTGGCTTAAGTGATTGGATTGCGTTTGTAATGTTAGCCATAATTAAGCACCAATTTCTATAAGTGTGATTGACGAAATAACGTTTGGGTTAGCTGCCACATAACCAGAATTTGCGGTAGTGTTAACGTTGACTTGCGTTTTGTAAGTGGTGGAACTCGTGGTCGAAGGAGAATCTAAATAAGTCGCTCCATACATGTTAGCGAGTGCGACGTTTGTTGCCGTCGCTATATTTATGCTCTTTGCAGAGCCTAAATCTTGAATAACTGTCGAGCCTCTAAGTAGTCGGATTGCTCCAGCTACACCTACAGCAGCTCTTTCGGCAAATAAAGCCTGGTTGTAAATAACCAAAATCTTACTAGAAGTGGCACTAGGTGTTATAGACGCGGTTAATCCAGAATCGGTAGGCGTAGTACTTGCTACTACCACCTGAGTAGAAGTACTAGCAAAAACCACCTGTAAAACTTTTCCGCCACTTGCAGGAGTGGCCCATTTAAGACCAGTCGCAGCGGTCGAATCTGCCGTCAATACTTGCCCGTTTGTTCCTACCGCCAAACGCGCTGGAGTGTCTGCCGCTGTTGCCGCAATTAGATCGCCTTTAGCGTCTACGATCGCGTTCTGAATAGCGTTAGAATCGTCCTGGGCTACCCAGGTAAAATCTAAATCGGTTCCTGAAGCCTTAGATAAAACCTGTCCAGTAGTTCCGCCCTTTAAGTCGACTAGGGCTGTGTCGATATCTTGTCCTAGTGCAGCGATAGCGGTCGCGCCATCCTTTACCAGGTCTGTAGACTGGGGAATATCCCAGCCAAAATTGGTTGTCGTGGTTGCCATTACGCTACTACTCCTATCGCGTCAAGCCAGGTTAGGCTAGAACTAATTGTATTCCATGTTTCGGCGGCGTTTACTTGTTCCCATTTTACCGCAACTTGCGAGAAGTTTATGGGAGACGCGTTAAACGTTAGCGAAAGATCGTTAAATGAGGCTCGGAAGGTCCAGCCCTCGACGTAGCCCTGGAAGCTGCCGTCATTGATGTTAGTCGGTAAATTCTGAATCCAGACTGGCATGCCCATAAATACGTTCAGAAGCGCATCTCGGTCTATATCGTCTATTTCGGGGTTTCCGAGCGGAAAGGTGATCGACTCGAACTTAGCCGAAGGAAAGGATCGAAGGGCTATATAGCGATCTGCCACTAGTTCGGCGTCTGATTGTTTATCAATATTAGAAGTGAAACTTTGAGCCTGTAAGCCGAATAGAGACTGGCTTTGTAGGTCTTCGGCTGTGTAGCTTGACGAAGCGTTAGCGCCGTAAGCGATTGTGTATTTATTGCGGATGTCGCCAGATTTAACGGTGGTCGAAATACCGCTAGCTAGGGCCTGTCCCGCGTCTAGTTCGACGTAGCCGTTATTAGCTAAGTAATCTTGTCTATGGGTGCTGTCGGCGTACCCGATACGTCCCTGAGCATCTTCGTAGATGTAACCTAAAGCCGAGGTAGCGATCTGGCTAACCAAGCTATAAATATCTGTAGAGCTTGCGTTTCTGGCGATCATTTCGTAATCGCCTGGCTGGTCGATCGAGCCTAATCCAATATTTACCGCGTTTTCCCATGTTTCGGTAGCGTTATAGGTGGCCCAGGTTTGAGCCGCTGGGACTTCGTTCCATTGACCTAAAAGGTATCCGCTGAGGAGTGTGTAAATCTGGTCCCCGTCATAGTCTTTAGCTAAAACCCCAGGGTCGATAATTTTAGGTAGTTTGGATAGCGCACCTAAAGCAACGATCGTTAAAAGGGTAGTCGATCCTAGCGCGCCAGCGTTATTAACGGCTGTCGCGTAGTCGGTAATATATCCGCCAAAAATAGGGATAAAGGTATCGCTAGAGTCTTTTACTTCGATTGTTAGCCCTGTACCTACGTTAAACGGGTAGGACTGATTGTTAAAGTTAATTAACTGAACCTGGCAATAGCCCGCGACTGGCTGTGAGTAAATATCGGTACGGCCAGAAGTAATCGTAAGGTTAGCCAGGGTTACGTCTGTTACTACGGTCCCATTAATTTTAACTAGATACTCTGGAGTCCAGGCGGTCATGTTAAGGCTAGGCTCCCTAGTGTTCCGCGAGCTGAGGAGTTATTTAGTAAGGTGATAATTTGTCGAGCTGTAGACTCGCCGTCGATTGCGCCATTTACGGTTATGTTTATTGTCGATCCCTGGCTCGAAGCGGTAGGGACTGTTAGGCCCTTGCCGTTAGGGATAATAAGCCCGCTCGTATTAGGTACAAATAACTCTGGTCCGCGCTCGCCTACGATATAGGAGGTTCCGCCCCTGACTGGTCCACCGTTAGCGCGACCACCGCCGAAGGCGTTATCGAAGACGTTGCCTATAGCCTGAGTTACTGGGTTATTTTTTACGAAGTTCACTAAAGTCTTTATCGCGTTAAAAGCCTTGTTTACAATATCGACCAGTCTAACGAAGTTATCGATAACGTAACTTAGGGAAGTGCCAACTATCTCGAACGCGGTGCTAAGCGCCTTTCCAATAATCGGCGCAACAAAATCGCGAACGAAAGCGGCAATAACCTTAAACAAGGCTAGTAAAGGCTTAAGTTTTTCTTCGTTTTCGGTTATCTTTGTCGAGATTTTTTCGAAGGCTGCTCTAAGCGAGTTTAAGATAGGCGTCAAAATGGCGCTAATAGTAGGTATTAAGAATTCTGTAATAAATGACCAGGTGGCCTTAAATGCTGGGATGACGTAATTAGTTATGTAGCCCGTAAGCGCCTGGAAGATAGGGGTAAGTTTAGGCCCTAATTCTTCTGATAACTTCTGAATAGCTGGGATAACATTATTAACGAAGCCTGAAACTAAAGGCGTAATAGCATCTAAAACGAATGATCCGACTGTCTCTTTACCTTCGGAAAAGGCTACCTGGAGACGTTGCATCTTGCCCTGGAAAGTATCGGCCTGGGTTGCAGCTTGTCCCCCGAAAGTTTCGGCTAATTTAGCCGTTACCTGCTCCATGGACATCGTTTTAAGTTCTGCGGCTGATAATCCGATACCGAGTTTTACTAGACCTGCGGTATTGCCTTCCTGGGCCTTGGCTAGGGCATTAGAAACGGCTTCGAGTGATTTACCTGAACCTGCGCTAATGTCGAGTGCGAGGCCTTGTAGTTTTTGAGCTTCGGCTACATCGTTAGTAGCGGTAACTAAGCGCTGGAGTGAAGGACGTAGTTCATCGTCTGTTACGCCAGTAGCAAGGGTGGTTTTAGTTATGTAACTTTCGGTAGCGCCTATCTGAGCATCTGTAGCGCCAGTTACGTTCTTTAGAGCTGTAGCAAGGCGTAGCTGAGCGGCTTCGTCCTCGATCGCTGACTTAACGCCGTCTACTAATAGTTTTCCAGCGTAAGCGGCGGCGGCGACTCCAGCGGCAGCGAAAGCGCCAGCGGCTACTTTTCCGAACTTGCCTACTTTATCGCCGAATGTGGAAACGTCATTATCTGCGGACTTAATGCCCTTAGTAAAGTTATCAACGTCTGCAAGGAGTTTAAGGGTTAAGGCTCTACTTGTTCCAGCCATTTTTTACCACTCCTTTAGAATCTTCTCGAAAGCCTGAGTCCATTTAGCGACGATCTCTGGCTGTATGCGGCGCAAGGTAGGATAGATAAACCATCCACGAGAACCGCGACCTTCTTTTCCTGACCATACTGGAAATTGCTTAAACTTATTAGAACCGAATTCTGTACCGCCCCAGATATCCTTAGTGGTCGCTCCACCTGAGAATTTCTGAGAAGCGAAACCGTAAGTGATCTCGCCGATCTTAGAAGACTTTTTAACCCTTGATCCGTCCGCAATTCTGGACGAAACTTTATTATTTTTTAGGTTACGCGAGGACGAGATAACTTCCGTTCTGGCGTATTCTGCCAGGGCCCCAGATTGGCGCTTAGCCTCTTCTACGGCCGTCTCGTCCATCGCCTTTAACGCTGCGAAAACGCGTCGAAGTTCTGTCTGATCGAAGGCGACTTTCTCACTTGCCACGATTTCTCTCTTCCAGTACTTCTATAGCGGTTAGAATGTCTTCGGCGGTTTGCCACTCCGATACGGGTATCTTTGTAGCTATTGCCAGTTCTACCAGGAGACGGCTTACGCTTCCCCTGGGGTGACTTTTGGGTCTTCCGCACCTACTTCGATATCGAGAACCGACTCCATCCAGATATCGAGCGCCTTAGTCGGTTTCCCGCCAGCTTCTCGTTTCATAGCGCTATGGGCTACGAAAAGAATGTCGTACATGCCCCCGAATTGGGAGATGACCTTTTTAGTAGCCATCTCCCATCGAGCGTAATCGGGTGGTCGAACCATAAAGGTTTCTTCTGACCCGTCGATATATTTAATTGTTATGTTCTGTTGCACTTGTTTCTCCCGTCTCTAGTTTTTAGCTAAAAGTTTCTGTAACTTCACCCTTAGCGATCTTAAAGGTAAAGTCTACTGTCTGAGCGTCTGTTCCTGCTCCACCAGCGGTAGGATATTCTGGAAGAATTGGAAATACGAATTGCGCGCCTGTAGCTGCGGTCATTGTTACCGAGATTGTTGTATCTGGAGTTTCTGCCGCTGTCCATAGCGCCTCGCATACTGAGTTAGCCTTACCCCAGTCGGCGAGCATTGATAGAGCGAAAGTACCTTCGACGTTTACGGTCTTATACGCTTCTCCGTCGAGTGTCTGGTAGGTCTCGCGCACGTTTGTCTTTGTGAGGATTGCGCTTGTTGCCTGAGCGTCGACATCTGTTCCACCTGTGAAAGATAGAGAAACGTCGCGACCTGTAATTACTGTGGTTGCCATTGTTTTTCCTTTAGTTTGTTTGCGTGTAGTAGGTGGAAACTCTGATATCTGCGACTAACACGTTAGAGGCTGCGACCTGAGTTACCGTAGGTTTTTCGATTGCTCCGATTGTGTATCCGAATGGGATAACTTTCAGAACGCTAACTACCAGCTGTTCTAGATTGTCTAGTGAGGCTGGGTTACTGTTATACGAAACCCCGCATGAAATAACCATATTAATTTTCATGTGGAGAGTACTTTTATTGATTGTTTCCAGTTCGATATAAGGGGAGTCTGGAACGATTGCCACGAATGGAACTATTGGTCCTTCGGGAACATAAGAATAGACGTTAGCGGTCACGCCTGTAATGGCGGTCGCTAGCGGCTGGCGAACTGTGTCTAAAATAGTGCTCATTATTGCGCCATAGTCTCGACGTCTAAATAAGCTCCTAGAAGTCCCGAAACTCTGTTAAAAAGTGACCGCCCTAAACGGTAAGGGCTTACGTTTGTAAAGTCGATCCCTTCCATCTGGCCACCTGGGGCGACGCGAGAAGAAAAGATTTCTACGGCAACGGCCAGAACGGCTTGCTCGACGGCTGAATTGCCGACATAAGTAGAAGCGCCAGTAAGGGTAGCTGTTCCTGCAGGGATAATGTTCTTTAAAGTTATGTCCGCGTTAGTGATATCGCAACTAAAAGTATAATCTGTTACGCCCGAGTTTACGGTACGCGTTCCGTTAAATGGTGCGCCTACTCCAGCGATTACTACGCTCGAACCTTCGGTAAATTCATGGACTAACGTAGTGTGAAAAGTCGCGACGTTATCTGATAGTTCTACCGCATCTACTGGAGATGAAAAAGTAGTGAGCATTGGCAAAATTACCGACTCGCTCGCATTGATCGCGTCATCTAGTACGGCGTCCGAATATAAAGCGGAAGAAACGCCTAGTACGGCGCGCAATTCTGATGCTGTAATAATACTAGGCATTTCTTACCTCTCTATGTACTACTGGGGGGCCGATCGGGAGAAACCGACCCCCCATGATTAATTAAGCTACGTTGAGCTTACGGAACGCTGCAGGGTAACGGTTGACTACCGCAACGTAGCCGTATAGGCCGATTTCGACCTGACCGTTAGCAACGATATTTGCGCGAAGCTGGATATTTCCGCTCTCGTGGAATCGCATCGCGTTAGATGGATAAACGAGTGCATGCTTAGCGTTTGCATCGTCACCTGTGTAGTTCGGATCGACTACGAGATCGAGTCCTGCGACTGTTCCTGAGGTTGATCCCTGAGCGACTAGGCCGTTAGCGTTCTGTGGCGCTGCCGCTGCGTATAGTGGGCGACCTGTTGAGTCGACCGCACCGAGGAGACCTGAGAAGTCGATACCGTCTTCTCCACCTGTGTTAGCAACGAGTAGGCGGTTAGGAGTCATACGCATAACGCCGAATGAGTCCGCGATACCTAGAGCGATCGCCTTGTAGATGGTAGAAGATGAAGACTGTGTAGCGTTCTGCGCTGCGATTTGTGCTGCATAAGCGTCTGTCTTCTGAGCGTAGCTTGCGGCCAACTCGCGAAGATAGAGATCTAGGAAGCTTGGGTCTGAACGATCGAGAAGCTCGACGTCGATCTTTCCAGCGCCAGCGAACTTAACTACTGTGTCTTCCTGGAATGTGACGGCTGTGTCTGTAGATGAGAATTCTGCGCCTTCGGCTGTTACAGCAACTGTAGCCTGTGCTCCGAGCTTAGGTGTGAAAATCTTCATGCCTGAAGCTGGAAGTGCTGCGCGCTCGATTGAGTCGATAAATGGACGTGATGAATCAATTACTCCGATTACATCGCGAAGGTATGTAGGTGGGACCATACCTGTATTTTCTGCGACTGTTGCGACCTGTAGAGCTGCAACGAGGTCGCGAGCATCTGCATCGCCGCGTAGAGCTGCGATTTGTGCCTTAGCGAATTGTCCCGCTGTAACGTTTGTGTTTACGCGAGGTGTTGAGTATGCGACTGGCGCGTTAGCGGTTACTGTCGCTTCTGACTTTGAGGCTTCTACCGTTTCGGTAACGGTTGCCTCTGAAACGGTTTCAGACATTAAGTCTTCTCCTTCGGTTTTTACATCCGAGACGGTCGCCTCGGAAACTTGGTTATCTACTGGCGCTTCTGTTTCTGAAGCTGCTACGGAAGCGACGCGAGCTGAATCGATCGCTGGATCGGTTACTAGGCTGACCTCGATTAGGTTAGATTTGCTAATAACCATTACGCCGTCTTTGTTATCCCAGGCGTCGACCTTAACTCCAACTGAGAAGCCGTCACGAAGTCCAGAAGCAGCCTCTTCTAGGGCGTCATCGGCCGAAAATGTTTTAGCTAAAACGAAGGTAGCGTCGATCCCTTGATCTGTTACCTCGTAGGACTTTAGGAACCCTAGCGGCTTAGTGCGCTCATGCTCCATAAGTAGTTTTACACGATCTGGAACTGAAATCGATCCACGCTTAAACATCGAAGCGCCAGCGCTAGTAAAGCCCTGCTCGTCCCATGTAACTACGCGACCCGAAATCTCCCGCTTAGCCGTATCGGCTGCGGTGACGTTCATAGAGAAATTAATTTCCATTGTTAATTAGGTCTTCCTCTTCCTGGATCTGTTCTACCGACATCGCGCCGATACGATTAAGAATTTCGTAAACCTGCGCTCTTTGTAGTGCATCGCCACGAAGGAAATCATCTAGATCGAAGCGAATAACTGTTCCCGCTGGGATGAAGTCGGCCATAGAAAGGCGCTCTTCGATCGCTGTAAGAATTGGACGAAGCGAGAAGTCGACCAAACCTTTACGCTCTGAAATAGCGTTAGAATAAGTCATAGAAGTAGTTTCGCTACTTAGGAAGTAGGCTGGAATACCCGCGGCTCTGGCGAGTTCTAGTGAAACGTACTGGCGGGCTTCGTTGAGCTGTAAACGAGCTGGATCGAAGCCGAGAACATCGAGAGTAACATCGGCATTAAGAAAAGCGGTGGAGTTATCTTGTCTCGACTTCGACCAGGAATTAATGAGCGATCTAATGCGCTCTGCGGTTAGATTTGTACCGTTTGATTTTAGAACTGTAGACGGTACTGGATTTTTAGCGTAGTTTTCTGCCGCTCTTTCTAGCCAAACCGCGGCGCGGACTGTACGTCCTGCGCGATTAAAGAAACCTTCGTCGAGTCCTGGAAACGCAATAACTGAACCGACTCCAGATAAAGGAACCATCTTTCCGTCGATTGCGTAACCGATAATCTCGGTCATGTTTGCGTTATATTGTGGAGTAACGCGCTCGTAAGCGATACGGGTCCAGTCCTGGATACGTCCATCTGCATAAAGCTCATTAACTACGCCGTAACCGACTCCATGTCCCCAGATATCGTAAGCGAGCCAGGTATAAACTACTGAGCCAGGGATACGGCGGTCTGGCTGATTAATGCAACGGTTAGCCGTTAAATGTTGACCAGTATCTTTAATATATTGCTCTTTAGGTAGTGATCCTACGGTAGAGCAGATAATATTTTTTGCGCGGGCAACGCTAGGAACTGATAGCGCTTGCGCTGGATCGACGAAAGACGTTCCGCCGATTTGATTTAGAAGATTAGAAACCTCGAAGGGTGCAAGGGCGGCAGCTACGTCCACCTGTTGCGCCTGAGGCTCGGAATTTGTCGAAAGAAAGTCAAATAGTCCCATTATAGGAGAATTATACCCTATGTCCGATTTATCCGATAACGATATCTACTTCCGTTTCTGGGCGTGTTGCAAAATGGCAAACCATAGCCATAGCGACGCAAGCTGTAATAACCGCGTTCGACGCCTTGCGTCCTAAGTACCATCCACCGTCCTTAAAAGGTAATTTAACGGCGCTGAGTACTTGTTGATTTAACTCTGACTGTGATCCATGAATTAATCGACCCGAAGTAATGGCCGATAACATCTCATCGCATGCCTGGCCGTAAACCGCTCCGTCGATCGACGTTACCGAAATGCCAGCGGGTGCTAATCGCGCCGCGACCGCGCCCGAAGTCTGGCGAGAATAGGCAACGGTTTCGACTGGGTATTTTCTTACCCATTCTGCGATCTGGTTAGCCATCTGTTTATCGTCTATGTTTACTGGGTTACTAAAAGTCGCTAAAAGGACCACGTTAAACTTTTCATCTACGCGTTGAGCGGCAACTAAGGCGGCATGTTTACGATCTGGGCTAAGGTCTATCGCCATCCAGGTAAGGGTTTCTGGATCGAGTTTAACGTTCTCTGTCGCGCAAGCTTGCCACGCGGCGGGGTTAATAGCTGGGTTAATTACGCTTACCCATTGGCATAATACTTCGGTCCTTACGATCGACTCATCGTCATTAAGTACCGCTCGAAGGTTATCGGGGTGGACTGTAAACCCTAGCGACGGGTTACTTTGTGCAGCCCCAGCCCAGAAGGCGGG